CCTCCGTGCTAGCCTCGCTAGCACGGAGGTTCCTTTCACACTACACTAGCTCAAGCCGAACTAAGGTGCGTAACTGCAAACAGATCAGCTGTAGGGGGTGGTGTCTGACACCTGAAGTCCTTGCAGTATCCCGCTGTAGTACGGAGCGTAACCGCACAAGGCGGCGTAGAGGAAAATACTGTATCGGAACGTCGCGTCAATCACGGGCCACGCAATAGACACATAGTCCTGCACGCAGGTCATCTCCCACGCATTCGCGACATTCGTCCACGTCTGCGGGAGCTGGTACGTCATCAGCATCGCGGTGCCCTGCGTCATCCAGGGGTGCACCACCAGCTTCAGGACCGATCGGGTGATCGGGTTCTGGAACTCCGACACCGCCGCACCCACCCGGATACCCGACACGTCCGCCTGGTCCAGCCAGAGCCGGTAGTTGGTAGCCGAACCCTGAGAAATCACGTCCGTCGACAGCCGCATGATGTCGCCGCCGTCACCGACGATCTCCGCCGGGTCCGCTCGGAATGCGCCAGGCGTGGTGAACACCGACTCCCACAGCGCGTCTAGCGCCGTGTAGAGTGCGTTGTAGCTAAGGTGCGTACCGACCGAGGCGTTGTAGTACCCGCCCTGCCAGCCGTTCGGGTATACTGTCGTGGAGGCACTCTTACCCGTCAGCGTGGGGATAAGCCCCTCAAGCCGGGTGTTGGAACCGGTCCCGGTGTCCGCAGACGGAGCCGTGAGACCAGACGTCGGGATCGCGCCCTGGACTGTGTACCGCGACCCGCCGACACCAGTCGCGCTCCGGTAGTACGTGCCAGCCGAAGAACCGGTCGACACGTAGATGTTATACGACTGCGCACCCTGCGACGGACTGATGAGCACGTCCACGACCTGGCCGTTGGTAGCCGCCACCGACCCGGCAGCCGACACCGTCGTCTCGCCGAAGTAGTTGGTCGCGGTCACTTCGACGAACACGTTGGTGGTGACACCGGTCAGGCCGGTTTCGTTCGACCCGGCGGTCCGAGCCGTGAGGGTCGGGGTGCCGGGGGCGTTGAGTGCGACAGAGGTACCAGCGAGGAGCTGATACTCTTCACCCATCATCATTTCCTGCAGCAGGATGAGGTTAGCCAGCGCTGAGATGTCCTCGAACCCCTGACCGGCGAACTGCGCCAGCCAGCTCAGGCTCTCCGTCAGTCCGAAGAACCGATACGGAATATTGAGGTCTACTTCAGTCTGAGACCCGGACGGAGGCAGGTTGAGCGGCCACGCCGTCGACGACAGCGAGCCGTTCGCCTGGACAAGCTCGGGAATCGAGATGTCGATGATACCCTGACCGCCGGTCTGGGAACCCGAGACACCAGTGAAGACCTTGGCCTGCCGGGCGGTACCCTGTCCGGCTGGACGGGGCAGCTTGTTGCGGAATACCGTGTAAACAGGATAGATAAGCCTGCTCGGGGCGAGCAGATCGAACGGAACCAGGCCCGAAATCGACCCGATTCCTAGGTTTCCGGCCGTGAACGACTTCAGCGCGTCCCCGCCGCCGGGCAGCATCGAAAACAGCTGCTGCATCTGCTCCCCCACCGAGGGTGCAGTCAGTGCCGTCTTCAGGTACCCCCGCTGCGACAGGAAGTCGCCGTTCAGGCCCTTGACAACCGATGCCTTGTTGTTGTACCCGCTCCACGTCGCCGTGCGCAGGTCCATCGTCGCCTGGTGCGCCTTAGTCATGATCTCCATGGAGTCAGACAGCGGCGCATTGTTGCCGAGCGCGTACCCGGCCCCCTTGACAAGCTCCGGCATGCGCGACTTGAGCACATCGCCGGTCTGCCCGCGCTGCTTCAGCAAAGCCTCAGCCTCGCGCGCGGGCGCTCCGAAGTCCCCCACAGCAGGGGAAGGAGATGGAGCTTCCAGGACATCTGCCATGCAGATCTCCTCCTTCTTTTCTAGCTAAGTCATAAACGAACTCATGATTCGAACCCTCGCATCTTGTTGATCGACCGCCAGGCAGCTTCCCGCTCCCTGGGATCCGCACTTGTCCGCCATGTAACTTCCATTTCGCGGAGCATAGCAGCCTGAGAACGCTCCGCGATCTCGGCTACCGTCTGAACGCCACCCGGACGTCCAGCAGAATTCAAACTCTTGTAGGCCATCCCACGGAATGCCGCAACCCCGGGGTCGGGCATGTCCGCCATCTTGTGAATCATATCAGACTGTTCGCGGATAACCGCCTCATTCGCGGCAAGCCGCTCCAGCAGCGGTCCGACAGCTTCCGCAAGCAGCGACTTGAAAACATCCGCGTCCACACCGGGTGCAGCAGGCAGTCCGCCAATCGTGTAACCGGGCGGGAATTCACGCGGTTCCGGGCGAGCCGACTTGACAGCCTCCGGCTGCTCCTCGGCCTTCATCCCGCCGCCCATCGGGCTCACGATCATCGTCTGCCCGCCGGTCTTCTGGGCTACGTTCCGCCCGATCTTCGCCCGCGCTTCGTCGACCGTCATCTTCCCGGCTAGCACCTTCTTGCCGAGCTTCTTGCGCATCTTCTTGCGCGCCTTCTCGATGTCCGGCGCGACAGCGCCCTTGAAAACGTCAGGCTCTGCAGTCGCAGTCGCAGTCGCAGGCTCCGCCTCGCTCTTGTGCGACTGCCCAATCGGTGCGGCACTAACCGCCGGAACTCCGGCGGGCACCGGCACCGGATTCCGCATGCCCGCACCGTCACCAGGACCAATGCAGCACACATCGGGAAACGTCTGGGACACGTGGTCGTGCATCGCCCGCATGGCCGCCCGCGCATTTTCCTGAATGGTCGGCACGTAGTCAACAGACGACGGAACTCCGGCTCCCTTGTTCGCAGGTGAATCCGCCGCGTGACCGTCCGAGATGAACCCGCGCCCGTACTGCTCAGCAGTAATCCCGCCAGCTGACGGAATGACCGCCGTGTGCGGACCTTCAGCACCGGGACTCGCAGCGGCATGGCCAGCGGTGATGTCCCCCCGCCGGTATCGCTCGGCACTGATGTGACCAGGCGTCGGGAACGAACTCACTCCCGGATTCGCATCCCGGAATGCCTTGTGCGCTTCCTCCTGCAGCGCCAGCATCCCGCTCACGCCAACCATTTTCAGCGTCTGCGCGTGCGTCCACAGGGCGGTAGCCCGCATCGCCTCTTCCATCGATCCGCCCGCAGCGGAGTCCATCGCCTTCTGGGCGAAGAACATGAGGTCGATCGAGTCAAAGTTTGAATCGGGATGCGCCTTGGCAACATCCCCCGGAGCAAACACCGGGCAGCACAGGTCGTGCAGTACCCCGAGCTGATGCGCCACGCCAATCGACTTCAGTCGCAGGGCTGCATCCATCTCGGTGAACGGGACAGCATCAGCATCAGCATCAGACTTGACGCTAGAATCCGGCACCGTCGGCATTCCTGCATCGTGTTCGAACGATTCAATAGCCAGGCCATCCGGCTCACGGTGGATTGGTACCGCGTTCGCAGTCATCCCCGTCACGCCATCCGCTGGATTAGGCATCGACGCCTTGTTGCTGTCGTCGGATCCTTCGTCGTCATCGTCGTTGTCCTTATCACTATTGAGCCAGGGCGGCTTCCCCCCTCCGCCCTTCCCCTTCCCCTTTCCGCCTTTCTTCGGCTTGGCAGCCTTGTCCGTGCCTTCATCCTCATCGGCGTCGCTGTCAGTGTCATTGTCGTCATGGTTCATCTGGGCGATGCCCTTTTCGGCAGCATCATCTACTTCAACAGCAGCCGCAGCCTTCCCCATGCACTTCATGCATTTGCCGTCAGTGAGAGGACCCTTGCAGGTGCCACAAGTCATGGACTTGGAGACATCTTCCACCGTCTCTTCCTCCTTGACAGCATCGTTTTCGCTGAGCGGATTGGGCACTTTTAGCTCCTTAGCTCTCCTGGCGATCAGCCTCCTTGCGGCTGCCACATTTCCATGTCCACTGCGCGCGAGTACTGATGCCCGGCGCAGTGCATCCGCATCCGGGATAGGATACGAACCGTCCGCAAGTGCGTTCCCGGATCCGGCTAGCTGCCTGCGTCGCCGTGCCCCGAATTTGCGATGCGCCTTCCCGAGGAACGCTTCCTCGGCATCACCAACGACTTTGAATGCCGCATCCTCCTCACCCAGCTTCTGTGCGTACGTCTGCAGCTTGGCTAGGTCGGCCGGAGAAAACGCAACCGACACATCGCTCGGCAGTTCAACGCTGACGGTTATGTAGTTCAGCCCCTGTCCCTGCCCCTGCCCCTGCCCCTTGCCGGTCTCGGAATCATCTGTCGGTTCGGTAGGCTCGGTCCCGGGGTCGGGCTTCATGTCGTAGTCGGGCACGTCTTCCGGATCGTCATCTGCAGTAGCAGGAGTAGCGGTACCTCCCCCGTCCTTCGTCAGCAGTTCCTCGCCCCAGACCTTGCCCACCCAGTCCAGCTCCCCGCCTGCGCTCTTCGCCACCAGCTGGAAGCCGCAGTTCTTGTTGGCGGGCCGGTCCACCAGGGACACCTCAACAATCTGAGTGTCAGCATTCCCCCGGATGATCCCGCCCATTGCCTTGCCGGTGGGGTCCGGGTCAATCCGGGGCCGCGAGATGCCGACACTGTAGGCGGTCAGCACTTTAGCCCGGACTAGCCGCTGCGCAACCGGCTCGACAATGAGACTCTTCACCCAGTGCCCGTCCGGAGTGACATCAATCTGCAGCCCCTTGCCAGCGGGGTCACGCTGAGGCTGGTGCTGCACCCGGACGTTCCCACCAGTGTCCAGCCACTGCTTGAGCGCCTGCGCACTCCATGACACGTCAACTACCTGACGATCCGAATCTACCGTTCCGTCAGTAGCCTTGCCGTAGACGAGCAGGTTACCGTCAGGAAGTTCCTCGGTCTTGGAGATCGGGAAGGAGGCGTAGACCAGCTCCTGATCTGCTGTTAGCGTCGCAGCCACACGATCCCCTTCATTCCCTGCACGTATGTTATAATGGGTTTATGCCTTACAGCCAAAGCATGGTCCAGGAACTGGAAAACATTCGCTCCCGCATCAAGCATGCTGATCCGGAGCAGGTAGATCTTGACGATATCCGGGGTACGCTCGGCCGGGTGATACTTGATCTCCAGGTGCTGGAGTCACTCCACCATCCCACTTCATTCAGGCTCAAGCAGGTAGAGGACGGGCTCGTCCGTGTCACGATCAAGATGAAACTCGATCCAAGCGAAGCAGAAGATATGATAGAGAAACTCTGGCTGCAGTCTGACAGCTAGTTCAGCTGGCAGCTACTGGTCCGGTCGTCCATTCTGTGGCAGGCTGTCCTGTCTGCCATTGTAGCACGACCGGGCCAGTTGTCCACTCGAATCCGATAAGACCGAGTGTCAGCGTCAGTTCCGGTACGGGTATCGGCATCGATACTACTCACTGACAATCAGCTGAAATGTAACAGGAGTCGACGTATTGACGCTCGGGACAACGAAGCACGCCACGGTACCGCCTGCCGGAATCCCCCACTCGTACCCGAGCGGGGGGAATTCCTCCCACGCCGACCCGGTAGTTTGCGGAAGCTCCTGCTGCCAGAGAAATCCGCTTGCTACTGGCGTCGGTGCGGTAGAAAATGATGACACGTAGGATTGCGTCAGTGCCGAGCCGGCTGCTGCGTCATGTGCATTGAGTCCTGTGTACGTGCCACCCGCGCCTGTCGCCGTCCGGGCGATCCCGAATAGCATGGAGTTACCGGCTGCCGCTGTCGTGACGCCGATGCCGATCCGCACTCCTACAATCCAGGTTCGCTTGGTAGCAGGAGCCTGCACGTACATGACAGGGACTGTGCCGCCAGTTGACGCAACCGAGATGAGACCGGAGTTCGCCTCATAGATATCGCTGTTAGCCATTGACCTCTCCTGTCATCAATTGCCTCATCATACTAGTCGTTGCGCAATGGCAAACTCGGGCGTAGCCGACGGTGAGCCGGTGACACTAGCCCATGACCAGCCTAGAGTAATATTTTCTGCTCCCCCGGTGCTGAGACCGGTCGTGCTCGCCCAGCCCACGGATGCCGAACTGCTAGCTATCGCTTCAATGCAGCTGGTGCATGCCGTCGTGCTGCTGAAGTAAACGTATGCCTCTGCTACAGTCGGGTCGTTGCTGCTAGTGATAGCTGGCGTGAACGATGTAAAGCAGAGGAGAGTGCCGGTGATGCCACCCCAGTACACTCCTATAGTAGCGCTGTCGGCACTAGTGTTGGCAGTCGGGTTGATAAAAGCTGTCACGCAGTACACGACTCCTGCTGCAGCTATACCTCCGGACACTGAGTATGTAGGACCGATGTCAGTAAGCGCCGTACCGGTAATCGCGGCCTTTGCACCGCTAGAGCCTGAGCCGAGCGCAGCACTCGGCGCCGCCCAGTCTGCTGCCGTGCTGGACGTAGCCGTCAGCACCTGGCCGGTAGACGGAGCAGCAGCCGCACTTGTGATGACATTGGTGGTAGCCGACTGCAATCCTCCTGCCGTGTACGCCGTGCCGGCCTTCGCCGCCGCGAATGCCGTCCCCGACGTTAGCGAGTAGCTAGCTGTCCCGGCAGTAACCGCTGACGTCGCTGCAAAAGCGGTGCCGGATGTCAGCGCGTAGAACGCAGTGCCAGCGCTGTTCGCGTAACTAGCTGTTCCCGCTGTGAGACTCGCGAACGCTGTGCCTGACGTCAGGGCGTATGCCGCTGTACCGGATGATAGCGAGTAGAAAGCAGTCCCCGCAGTCAGTGCGGATCCAGCGCTAGTAGCGAAGTAGGCAGTGCCTGCCGTCAGAGCTGAGGTGACGGTGCCACTGCTGGTGGTAGAGGCGTAGGCGGTGCCAGAGGTGAGACTGTAAGAGGCTGTGCCTGCTGTGACTGCGCTGGCAGCGGATGTAGCAGAGTAGGCAGTTCCGGCAGTGAAAGCATAATAGGCGGTCCCCGCAGTCAAAGACGACGTAGCTGAGTATGCAGTGCCGGATGTCAGCGCGTAGAACGCAGTCCCGGCATTGCTTGACTGCAGCGCTACAGTGTTCAGCCAGCCTGCTGTCACGACCTGGTATACCGTAAATCCGGCAATATGCGCGACTGGCGTTGTCGATTCCGCTCCGCGCGTGACCGTCCATGTCGTGCCGGATACATTCGTTACCAGGATGATCTCAGAAGAGCTAGCCACGGCTGCGTCAGCAATGTGAAACTGCGACACGCCAGTAGCAGCCGCAGGGAAAGAGGAAGAGGAGGCAACTGTCCACGACTCCGAAGTTCCTGAAGCAGGGGCATCAGTCCCACCAGAGCTGACTGTCGTAGACGGCTGATCAGCAAACAGTTCTGTAACCATACCTCACCCCTTTCCCTTTCCCCTTTCCCTGTCAAATGTTCTTCGGATCCGTTCCGCTGTGAATCTGACTGGAATGCGTTTCCAACGCAGCCTCAACATCTTTCCCGCGCACGAATCCGATGTAGGCGAGCACCGGCTTCCCGAGCGCCCGGCGCGCGAGCGCCCGGTGATGTCCGTCCACTATATCGCACTTGTCATCGTCCTCACGCTGGATGAGGATGGATGGATGCAAGTGCCCTGTCCCGGCCTGAATCTCCCGAGCGAACCGCCGCACTCCGTCCAGCTGGTGCGATGCCGCCCACGAGTCTATATTCGCAGTATTCACTCGTTCCCACGGAACCTGCACCGGCCCGATCCACCGCGCTCGCTTTACCCAGCCCAGTGCCTTTTCCGGGAAGTTTTCCCGCATGACAGACAGGATGTGCTCAGCTTCAACGGGGTTAGGATCCGAGTACTCCGCTGCCGACTTGCCGACTCCGTTCGGAGGTCTGCCTCTTTCAAACGGCTGCGCAGCATCATCCTCATCATCCGGAACATTTCCGTCAAGCGGGATCGCTTTCGGCTTCTGTTCCCCGCCATCTTCGCCACCTGTCCCGCTCCCCTTCGGCTTGCCGGGTGACTTGGGTACCCGCCCTTCCCGGATGCTAGTTCCGCCGCCCGGTCCGTTCATTGTCGCGACGTACGGTTCGGCTTCCCCGCCATCCCAGTGCGGTCCCTCGTCCCCTGAGCGTCCTCCGGATGCTTGCATCACTGGATCGATGTTGTGCGGATGCGGGTATTCCCCCCCGCCGCCGCTAGGCGGGTTCAGGTCGTCGCTGCCGGTTTCGTCATCATCAGGGTAGATTTCCTGACCGGATACTAGCACACGCTTCGGCCCGCGCCGCCGTACACTCTTCCCGAGCACTTGTTCCAGGTACCCGGCCCATGTCTCCGCAAAACCGGGATGCAGCGGAAGATCTTCGATCTCTCCACGGCTGAACCAGCCCCAGCCTGCCGACTCCTCCGGAGTCAGCCCGGCTCCGGTATTCGGCACGAACTCCGCATCCACATCACATACGAACGTAGAGCATTTCCGTTCCCCGTCACCGTCAATCCGCTCCATGACACACACAGCATTCAGCTCGGGCAGCCCGCCCATTTCTTCCCGGGCTTCACGTATCGCCGTTTCCCAGGCGTTCTCACCAGAATGGCCTTTCCCGCCGGGCAGTCCCCAGTCCCCCGCATGCGGCGATCCGTCTCCTCGCTTCTGCAGCAGGTAACGCCGCTTCCCCTCATCATTCCTGGTCCGGATGAGCAGGAACGCCACGTCAGGCTCACCCTCACCCTCACCCTCACCCTTTCCAATGTGCGCATGAGGTGGCATGACCGTAATTCCAGCCGGAGCGACAGCACATCTGCAGTTGATATGCAGTGGCGGCATCACCTCTCCGCAGTCAAACGCCGCGTCAAGCGGGACAATCCCGTCCGCAGCAGCATCCGTGCATATTTCGTCCAGGTCACCCGGGGCAACCATCAGCTCTTTGTACGAAATCCCGGCCTCACGGTAGCACTGCAGCGCCGCAGTCATCATCGCGCGCTGCACTTCAGTCCGTGCGATGATTTCCGCCCGACGCGCAGCGTCCTTGAGCCCGGTCCGGGTAATGACCTCAGTCCAGTGGCGGCCTTCAGTCCCCAGAAAAGCTTCCAGGCCAGCCGCACCGTCACCATCCACCCCGCCTGCTAGCTCCCCGGCACTGTCCCATCCGAGTTTCCAGGCGGCAGTCCACAATGGCCCGAGTGCTCCCGCAACTGTTTCCGCTAGTCCGGCGTGCATCGCGTCTTGGTACATGGCAGGCGTCCAGCACACGACACCGCCAGCCCAGTCCCGCCGCGCACCATCCGCATCATCGGCAGCGTCGGCGAACATCTTCCGGATAATCTCGGTGTATGCCTCAACCAGCCCCAGGTCATGCTTCCACCCGGGCCATTCCCTCACTCCGGTCGAGGATCCAGCTTTTGGGGCATCACTCACCACCACCCCCTGCACGAGTACCCCGCTCGCTGCCTCGTCAAAGGTCAGCCCTTTTTCGATATCCTCAATGAGAATCTCGAAGGCTGGCACCGGAATGTGGCGTGGTTCCCACGTACCGATGTCGCGGCCTTTGCGCAGATGCCGACCAAGTGCTTCCAGCTCGGAAGCAACGGCACGATTCATTCCGCTCTCAGCATTCTTACCGACACGCCCGCCGCCCGGCTTGGACGACCCGGTAGACATCGCGCCTTCAGCAGCCGAGTGCGCAGGCGTCCTAGTCTGTCCGCCGCCTCGTCGTCCTTCCGGCGGTACGTCGGAGCTGAGACGCGTCGACGCCGGTGCAGCAATCGGCTTCCCGTGCCGGGGCACTCCCGGCCCGCCGTACTGATCCCCGCGTCCGGTGGTCGAGGTCGCCCTCGTCCGCTTGCCGCTCCCGGATGAGTTCCCGCCGCTGCCGCTGCCGCTCGCACCAGCCTGCTGCTGCGCGAGCAGTTGCGGCGCCATCTCGAACGGCACCGGCCCCATCTGGGTGAAGACTACCGGCCCCGACGTCTCCGGCAGGTTCCACGGCGGCAGTTCTAGCTCAGCTCGCCCTTCATCGACCGACCTGATGCCGTACTGGACCTGCTTGACGATGAGATCCGTCATCGCGGACTCGTTCTGAGTCTCGGCTAGTCCCTCGAACGTGAATTTCATGTCGTCCTGACCGCAGACGCGATGCAGCACGTTGTTGAAGATATCCACGAGGAACTTGAGCAGGGGCTTGGTCGACGTCCTGTCATGTACCGTCGTCGATGCCTGCGCCATTTCCTTGGCGGCAAACGGCGAGACAGTAGTCGAGACCTTAGGAATAATGCCGAGCGACATCGGGTCTACGTCAAAAACCATGGCGACTTCCGCCATGACAATTTCATCGAACTGATCAGCGAGCTGGGCGTCCCGCTGCGGCATCGTCTTCGATCCGGGCGGCAGCACGATAATCTTGTGGTGAAACGCCTGATCTCCGGCGATCGCATTCAGCGCATCCTGCAGCTCCCGAATCTGGTTCGGAGTGATATTCGCATCACCAGGCGAGATGTACACCGCCGGAACAGTTCCCTCTGAGAAGTACTCCAGCTGGAACGCCTGCTTGCGCAGTCCTGTGAGAATGGGGACGATAGCTTTTTCTACGAGACTGAATCCGTAAGGCGTATTCCGGCGTGGTGTAGTCCGCAGGTACAGCAGCTGGTCAGACCGGAAACTCTGCACTTCCGACCCGGACAGCCCGCCCTCGTCAATGTCCCGCTGCGTGATCATCGTCATGTAGTCGGAACGGGGCACGCCATAGAGGTACTGCTGGTAGGCCGGTGCCGGAGGACGCGGCATCTCACCGTGCATGCCGACCAGAGGCCGGATGGTCGAACCGGAAACTAGCTCCAGGCAGTCCAGGTCGGATCCGAGCAGTCCCTTCCCCATCCCCTTACCCCACTTAGGACGCATGACAATCGCCAGCGCGTCGTAGACGAACACTTCCTCCAGCAGAGCCGAAAGAAAATCCGAAAAGGTGAAGTAGTCCGGATCAGGCTGCCGGAAGAATTTCTTCGCTTTCGCAACCCGTTCCCCAAAGTCCCGCATCGCAGCTCTATCCCCTTGATAAGCCTTTGATGCCTCGTGCGTGGGCACGATGTCCCAGTCCAGGCCGCAGATCTCGTACTTGCGCCGGTCAATGCAAGACCGTGCCACGGAGTAGGTCTCTGAGAGCACCTTCAACGTTCCGAAGTCGACAAGCTTAAGACCTTCAGTCCCTGGCCGTCCGACTGGCAGGTTCCAGCCGACCGGGTACTCCCACAGCCGGGGATCCGGCTGCCCGTCTTCCACCTCGGGAGCATCAACAGGAACAGGAAGGATCGGAGAAAAGGGACCGAACGCGCCGTCGGTAAACGTCCGTGTCGGACGTGGCAAAAATGGTCCGTACGTATTCGCGTACCCCCGCTCATTTGCCAGCTGCATCGCTAGCGGGCTCAGCATGCCGGAGTACGGCCCCGCTCCCTGCGGAGCAGGCGTCGGCCGCGCTCCTCCCGGAATGTACTTAGCAGCCGAGAGCACTGCTCCGCGTGACGACATGCTGTCCCTCTCTGCAAACTCTGCAAACTCTACAAATCGCGCCAGAGATAGCGTCCCGATAGTACGAGCACCCAGATCGCGCCAGTCAGTAGCGCGATAGCATGCTCAGGACTGATGTGCCCTACCCACATGAGCACGATCCCTGCGATGAATCCTACCATGTTATTCCGGCTTTCGCAAGAGCGATCAGTGGAAATGCGTCCCCTTGATGGCAGCGTACCAGTTGGTTCCGTCCGACCACAGGTCAAGCGCGTCAGTGAAACCGTTCGTCGCACTCAGCCCGGTAACTGTTCCGCCCCCTCCGTTGGTCAGGAAACCGGTGAGCTTGAGCGTCGCTGACCCCCCGCTCGCTGGCTGCGTGACGTTGGCAACGAGTCGCTGTGCCATTCCCGTAATCGGGTTAGCGATAGCATAGACGTTGGCGCCGCTGGCGAGCTGTATGTCGAGAACGCTGCCGGAGCCGTTGTAGATGTTGCCGCCGCCGGTGTCTGCCCCGCTAGGCGTCTCCAGGGTGCCGCCCATCGTAACCGAGGCAAAACCGTTGACACCCGGGTTAGGCAGGAAGTCACTAGTCGCTTGCGACAAGACGCTGCCGTTGAAAGAAAACTGGTAGGCACCGTCAATCCCGGTGCTCGGCTTGAAGTTAGCACTCTGGTTCCGGAAGACCAGCTGACCGTAGTTATCGTACAAGATAGCGGATGAGCCACGGTTGATGGTAGTGTGTCCCACCGTACCGGTGTCAAACGCTGCTTCCGCATTAATGATGAAGGGAGACATGCCGGTAAACCCGGAGTTTGAGTTGTCTGACCCTACGTTCAGCACGACCCCGGAGTTGGACGTCCCTCCTAGGTACTCTCCGTATAGCATGAAAGCGCCGCCAACCGACTGCGTGTCATTCTTCATGATGACACCGTTCTGGTTTTCCAGGGCAGTCTGGTTGAAGGCGTAAATCACTCCGCCGTTGGCGGACCCGCTGGTAGTGTTGTCAAATACGATGTGATTCGTGCAGCTTTCAGTCGAGATGGTGATCTGACCGTAGTTGATCCAGCCGACGTTGTTGCAGATCCACGCGCCGACCGCCTTCGCCCCGGTGAAGTCCCGGATCCCGATGTTCACGTTCGGCAGGTTCTGGTCACCAATCTGAAACCCGATGGCAGCCGACCCGGCTCCTGTCCCGTCAATGAAGAATCCGTTGAATGGTCCGCACTGTGACTGCAGCGGCGTGGTATTGTCAACGTTGAACGCAGCATCGTAGCTGTGCAGGAACACAGTTCCGCCGGTGTAGTTCAGCACTACGTTTTCGCTCGGCCCCGCCGCGCCGATCAGCCCCTGTCCCAGGCCGAACGTGTACGTATTAGCGAACTTGTATTTCCCGGCCACCGGAATCACGATCGCTCCGGATGCCGTCCCGAGAGATGTAAGAGCTGAACCCATAGCCGCGTCACAGAACGATGCTCCGGTTGAGTCCGGGTTCCATGCATTGAAGCTGACCTGCTTCGCTCCGACGAACCCCCAGATCGTGGTTCCTGACGTCCCGGTCGCGACCGGAACCAGTCCGAAGGATGCTGTCCCGCCGGTTGTCCCGCTAGTGATCCCGAGGTTAGCTCGTGCCGTGGTAGCATTAGCAACATCCGCCAGGTTGTTAGCAGACTGCAGGAACCCGCCGAGTCCACCGGTCGTCACGACCTGGTATACCGTGAATCCTGCCGTATGCGTCACGGGTGTCGTCGATTCCGCTCCGCGCGTGACCGTCCATGTCGTGCCGGATATCGCCGTCACGGTAATCATTTCAGACGGAGCAGCGGGATCCGCAATGTGGAACACAGTAGGCGGAGTCGCTCCGGAAGCAGGCGTGGGAAATCCCGCCGAGGTAGCAACCGTCCACGACTCTGATGTCCCCGATGAGGGAGCATCCGTGCCGCCAGACGACACCGTCGTCATCGCCCGGTTACTGGCAAAGATCTCAGCTGGCACAGTTCCTCCTCCAGTCAGTCATCTAACCCGGTATGAGCACCCAGGTGTATCCGCCGCCGGGCAGAGCCGCCGTGTGCGCCGACACCGAGATAATGTAATTGTATGACATCTGCGGTACGGCTACCAGCGTCGTCCAGTGCAGCCCGTCACTCGACTCAAGATAGTCCGGGAAGATGTACTCGTCAGCATCATTGTACAGGTAGGTGAACGGAGTTGCAGGAGTTGATCCCCCTCCGGCAAGCGTCATTCCGGGAACGATCACCCCTGGCCACATGGCTCCGGGTACCGCATATCCGGTCCATGCTGTGCCAGCAGGCGGCGGCGCGTTGACGGTTCCGTAATTGCTTCGCCATGCCGCGCGGTAAGCTGTTCTTCCCCGGATAAGACCGCCGGTTGCTGCAGTTCCCAACGGCGGAGGCAATGCGTTGAGCAGTCCTCTGTTTCCGTGCCAGACCGCACGAGGCACCAGCCTTTTCCGCGCGGATCTGTATGCTATCGCGTCGTTTACGACTCCGCTGACCGGACTGAACAATGGCAGTCCGGGGACGCCCGCTCCCGGCTGCATGCTCGCAGGGACGAAATTCCAGGTGACAACCCCCCCTGGAGGAGGTACAGCATTCAGTTTCCCGTAGCCGCTTTGCCACACAGCACGGACTGATTTTCTCTTCCGTACGAGGCCGCCTGTTGACGCAAGTCCGCTGTTTCCCGCGACCAGCGTCATGCCCGGCCGGATTTCTCCCGGCCACATGGATCCGGGTACGGCGTAGGTGCCCGGATATGTCACCATAAGACCACCTGCAGCTGACCGGCCACCAGAACAGGTATTTCAGGATTATCCGTGATCTGCAGCCAGACTGTGTATGTCCCGGTGGCAGGAGCCGTACCGCCTCCCGGTCCGATGAGGCACTGCGCAGCATAAGGATATGAATAGTTCGGCACTGTGATCCACGACCCGGCTACCCACATCCCGCTCGTCGGCACCGCTCCGTTCACGTCTACGAACGCGAACGCCACCGCATCCCCCGTCGGGTTATACGCCGTTCCGCCTCGCATGACCTGCACCGGCACGGTCAGGTACTGCAGCGATAGCCGTGATATGCTGACTGCACCGGTTGCCGACATCTTATCCTAACCTCCTCCAGCGCCGCCGTTTGCCCTAATCGTTTCCGTCAGTAGCGTCAGCACAATCTGCAGCGCTTCACCACGGGTAAACCCCGCCGCAATAAACGAGATCATGTTCTCGTGCAGCGCGGTCGCCCCCACCGCCAGCGGCGGGAACGGATCCTCACTCATCAGCACTCACCCCTGCCTCTCCTTATCGTCGTCATCTTCAAATGCCATTTCGGGCCAGATGATGAACGAGTCATCCCAGCTGCCTTCAGCAAAGAACTGAACAGACTTCAGCTTGCCGCTTTCATGCAGCTCAAAGGATGCTACACGGGGACATGCCCGAGTGTGGACGCCGCCGCAGAAAGAGCAGACTCGGCTGTCTTCCCCGCCAGTTTCAAATAGCTGACGGGCCTGCGCTCGCTCTTCTTCAGATAGTGAACTCACGACTGAATCATACCAGTCCCGCCGCCGGGTGTCAACCCGCGCCCCGTACTCCGCAGGAAATCCAGCCCTCCGCCTCGGCAGCGCGGGCAGGTTCCCGCATTCCCGTTCCGGTCGGAGTAGGCGTGTCCCTTTGGGCATCTCTTGATGCCGTACACATAAGCCCATCCACCGGGCTGAGGTACATCACCATCATCCACGACCACCTCGCCAGCGACAACCGTCCGCTCGGCTTCCAGCGGATTGGCAGCCCGGCAGCGCGGGCATTCCTTGAGCCCGACGCTATACGCATGGTCGCATCCCGCGCAGCGAGCGACGCCGTAGGCACTGAGCCACGACGCCTGACTCAGCCCGCGCAGCTCGAACACAGCCCAGACGCAGGCGTCCACCCGGTCATCAGGTCCTGCGGAAATGCCCGGGACCAGGCTGCACATCTGGTCTTCCAGTTCAGGGAATGACCCCACATGATGCAGCCGTCGCTGCTCTGCAAGCGCTGACACTGGCTCTGCCCGGATAGCCTTGCCTCGCGACGCTCTCACCGTTCGGTACGGCACTTCCGGGTCCACGTTCCGGAGCACGGTGCCGATGAAGTCACCGCCGTTGTTGACTTCCGCAACGATGCAGTCCGCGCCATGGCGCTTGTAAGCTCGCACGGCTTCGCGCATGCACTGGTCAGGCGTTCCCTTCATGGAATAGTCACCGAGAACGTAGCCGTGTCCGTGTCCGTCATCACCAGCGACGATGATACCGGTCTCGTCCGATTCCTCCCCGGACGTGACTGCCGGGTCAATACCGACAACCACCCGTACCAGATCCGGCACATCCGCTAGCTTCACTCGGGCCGCGTCGATATCGGAACGCTTCCACAAAGCCCCCTCAAGGTCGTCCAGCAGGACGCCTTCAAGCTCCTGACGACCGAGACGTGTTCCTTCGTAACGACGCCGGAGTTCATCAAGCGCGGCAGCGGAGAGATTCTTTGCATTCTCCCATGTGCTGGCGCTTGTGGCGTGCATAGTGCCGTCACGTCGGTTGAACAGGTCCCGGATCAGATGCGTGGGTCGCGGGGTAGACGTGACCATGACACGCGGGTGCTTGCCAATTCTCAGCGCAGGAACAAGACCCTCATACCAGGTCTCCTCATATTGCCAGCTCCCGGTCTCGTCGCACCAAGCCCCGGAAAGGTTAGAACCGCGAAGTCGTTCTGGTTGGTCAGCTGAGTATCCGTAGATAATCGAGCCGTTTACCAAGTCCAGACGAAGTTCATTCCTCCGCCATTGGGCCTCTTCACCGGGTTCGAGCTGTTTCCGAATTCCGGAAGGACCCTCGAAGCAGGTGACTCTAACGTCGCGGAATGTAGGTGCGACAACAGCCCAAACCGAGCCAGGGTCTTTCAGCGCTTGCTCGATGATCCAGTTAGCTCCGGCCCAGGTCTTCCCGCAGTTGTGGTTCCACATTCCCTCGGCGGCATAGTTCTCCGATCCCGGCACTGTCATATCGTAGAACAGCCCGGTCCCTGCGGGGGTTATAGCCAGGACCCGCGTCCATACTGTAGTATGGGTGTATGCCGCCGCTAGGTTTTTCCCGGATTCCTCCTGAGCTGCTTCCCAGTCTGATAGAGCGCTACCAAGCCGGGGAGAACTTGAAGGATCTAGCCAAGACTGCCGGAGTATCCTATCAGACAGTAGGTCGTGCTCTCCAGAAGGCCGGAGTTCAGCTGCGCGGTCGTCAGAAAACCCCCGCCACCCGTAAGTTGATGTCGGAATCGCGCCGGTTCTACCTGGATGAAGAGCGCCTGCGCTATTTCCAATCGCATCAGCTGACATGCCGCGAGATGGCTGAGATGCTGGGCTGTAATGAGGAGACAGTGCGTCAGCGTCTGATAGAGCTAGAGTTGCCACGGCTGGAAGCGAAAGCTCACCCGGAGCGTAACTACTTCTGGCGTGGTGGCTACTCTGTCGACGAAGATGGTTACATCCTGGTGAGGATACCCGATCATCCGCATGCGACATCATCAGGCTACGTGCGTCAGCACCGTCTGATGATGGAGCATTTCCTCGGCCGCTATCTGCTTCCGGATGAGGTAGTGGACCACCGTAACGGGGATACGTCGGATAATCGAGTTGAGAACTTGCGGCTGTATTCTTCCAATGCCGCGCATCTCCGCGATACGTTGATCGGTAAGAGAAATCTGCCCCCGGAGGAACGGGAGCGCCTCCGGCTAGAGGCTGTCC